TGGTTCCGGATGGAGTGTTCGTTGATGTTGATGGATTATCCGAAGTTGATTTAGGCAATGGTACTAATTATAATCCAGCAGAAGCATTAAATATGTATTTTCAAACTGGTAGTATTGTTGGTAGATCAATGAGCCAAGATGGAAGCATGAATCATGGTAAAGTGCCAATTCAAGAGTTACAAACATCGTCAGGTAATGCTAAAATATCTTCATTAATAAGTACATACCAATATTATTTACAATTAATTAGAGATGTTACCGGATTAAATGAAGCGCGCGATGGCTCTATGCCAGATTCAAATTCATTAGTTGGATTACAAAAAATGGCAGCCGCTAATTCAAACGTAGCAACTAGACACGTATTAGATGCTAGTTTATACATAACATTAAGAATATGTGAGAATATATCTAAAAGAATTGGTGATTCTTTAAAGTTTCCTTTAACCGCTAATGCTTTAATACAAAGTATATCAGTTTCAAATGTTAGAACCTTAGAGGAATTACAGCAATTAGATATTCATGATTTTGGTATATTTTTAGAGCTTGAACCGGATGAAGAGGAAAAAGCTCAATTAGAACAAAATATACAAATATCACTGCAGTCAGGCGGAATTGATCTTGAAGATGCTATTGATATAAGAGAAATTAATAATATAAAACTAGCTAATCAATCTTTAAAATACAAAAGAAAAAAGAAACTAGAAAGAGATCAAGCAAATCAACAAGCTAATATTCAAGCACAAGCTCAAGCAAATGCGCAAACAGCGGAGTCTGCGGCTTTATCAGAAGTACAAAAACAACAAGCCTTAGCTCAAACTGAAATACAAAAAATGCAAGCAAAAATGCAATTTGATATTCAGAAAATGGAACAAGAAGCTCAAATTAAAAAATTGTTAATGGCTGAAGAATTTAGTTATCAAATGAAGCTAGCGCAAATTAATGCCGATGCGATGCGGAACAAAATTAATACAATAGAAGATCGCAAAGATAGTAGATTAAAAACAACAGCAACACAACAATCAGAATTAATAGACCAAAGACAAAATAAGACAATGCCTAAAGACTTCGAGTCATCCGGTTTTGATAACTTATCAGGTTTTGATTTAGCACAATTCGAACCACAATAAATTTTACAATCAATCTTATAATATTATATCATGTCAGAACAAGTAAAAACAGAAGGGGAATTCAAATTAAAAAAGCCTACACCTAAGAAATTAAATAAAGTAGAGCAGATTACTAAAGTCACTATTAAAGATATAGACGATATTAAAGCGCCTGAACCAGAAATAACAAAAGTGATTATTCCTAACGAAACAATTCAAACAGATGCCATTCAAGAGCAAGCAACAAATGAAAGCGTGTTGGACAGCCAAGGATCTCAAGTGGGATTGCAAGAAGTGGTCCAAGGAAACGAAGAATCTAAAATCATTACCAGTCAAGAAGAAGAAGTAATTGTATTAAACGAAATTACTGAAGAAGAGATTCAGCAAGAAACAGCTAATTTAACAAAAGAAGTTAATGATGCTGTAAGAGCAGCAGAGTATTCTGGTAAAGCATTGCCTGAAAACATAGAAAAACTTATTTCTTTTATGGAAGAAACAGGTGGTGATATTAATGATTATGTAAGGCTTAATGCTGATTATTCAAATATAAATAACGAAGCCTTATTAAAGGAATATTATAAAAAAACACGGCCACATTTGGATAGCGAAGAAATTGAATTCTTAATGGAAGACAATTTTGAGTATGATGAAGAGTTGGACGATGAGCGGGATATTCGTAAAAAGAAACTCGCTTTTAAAGAAGAGGTTGCAAAAGCAAAAACCTTTTTAGAGAGTCTTAAAAGTAAATATTACGAGGAAATCAAGTTGAGACCTGGTATTACGCAAGACCAACAAAAAGCAAATGATTTTTTTAACCGCTACAAGGAAGAGCAGCAATTAGTGGAATTGCAACATTCTAAATTCAAAGAGAATACTAAAAGTTTATTTAACCAAGATTTCAAAGGTTTTGATTTCAATATTGGTGACAAAAATTTTAGGTATGGCATAGGCAATAAGGATGTTGTTGCAGATAGACAATCAAATATAACTAATCTTGTTAAGAAGTTCTTAAACGATAAAGGTGATGTTGTAGATTTGAAAGGTTATCACAAAGCTATGTATGCCGCAGATAATGCCGATACAATTGCAAAACACTTTTACGAGCAAGGCAAAGCTGATGCTATAAAAGAAGTTGTTGCAAAATCTAATAACATTTCAACAGAACCTAGGCAAACTAGTTCAGGTGAAGTATTTGTTAATGGGATAAGAGTAAAAGCAATCAATGGCGTTGATTCTTCAAAATTAAAAATACAACAAAGAAAATTTTAACATTAAATTAAAAAATTATGGCAGTAGTAGCACCCGCTTTCGGATCTATTAAACCGTCTCAGAAGCAACAAGCTCTAGAGACAAACTATTTAAACTTTACTGACGGAAGTGGTAAAGACTTTTCTCAACAATATTTACCTGAAATCTACGAGCAAGAAGTAGAGCGTTATGGAAACAGAACTTTATCTGGATTCTTACGTATGGTAGGGGCTGAAATGCCTATGTCATCTGACCAAGTTGTTTGGTCTGAACAAAACAGATTACACATTGCTTATAGCGGAGTTGCTATTGTAAGCGCTGCTGCAAATACAATGTTGATTCCTGTTAGTTTAACACCAGCTAATCCAAATAACTTTGTTCAAAATGTTATTTCAATTAACCAAACTATTGTTATCATCAAGCCTAGTACAGGTTTAGAAGTAAAAGCGGTAGTAACAGCTAGTAATATTACTACAGGCGCTATCACAGTTGCCCCTTACACAGCTGCAACATTGTTAGCTGCTGGTTTTGCAGACGCAGATGATGATTGCAAAATCTTTGTTTACGGGTCTGAATACAAAAAAGGATCTACACTAACTGGAGACAACTACACTAGTATTACTCCTTCTTTCACTCAATACTCTAACTCACCTATTATTATCCGTAATAAATATGTAGTTAATGGTTCTGACACTGCTCAAATTGGATGGGTTGAAGTAGCTACTGAAGCTGGTGCAAATGGATTCTTGTGGTACCTGAAAGCTGAATCTGAAACAAGATTGCGTTTTGAAGATTATCTTGAAATGTCAGTTGTTGAAGGCGAATTGGCTGCTGCTGGTTCTGCTGCTTTAACTGCTGGTAAAAAAGGAACAGAGGGTTTATTCGCGGCTGTTCAATCAAGAGGTAATGAAGTAACAAACTTTACAGCTGCTGCTGGTTTAGCAGAATTTGATTCTATTTTGAAAAACTTAGATACGCAAGGAGCCATTGAAGAGAACATGTTATTCCTTAACCGTGAAACATCTCTTGAATTTGACAATATGCTTGCTGCTTTATCTTCTGGATCTGCCGGTGGTGTAGCTTATGGTTTGTTTGAAAACTCTGAGCAAATGTCTCTTAACTTAGGTTTTACAGGTTTCCGTAGAGGATCTTACGATTTCTACAAAACTGACTGGAAATATTTGAACGATGCTTCTACTCGTGGCGCTGTTGCTAAATCTGGTATTGAAGGAATTCTTATTCCTGCTGGAACTTCTACAGTTTACGACCAAATTTTAGGAACAAATATCCGTAGACCGTTCTTGCACGTACGTTATAGAGCTTCTCAAGCTGACGATAGAAAAATGAAAACTTGGGTACTTGGGTCTGTTGGTGGAGCATACACATCTGATATTGATGCAATGGAGGTTCACTTCTTGTCTGAAAGATGTTTATGTGTTCAAGGAGCTAACAATTTCGTATTGTTTACTTCAATCTAGTAATCTATATAGATACTGTAAATTTTACCCCTGCTGTAATTGCGGGGGTAACTTTTACTTTTTAAAAATTAATTAATTATATTATATCATGTCAAAAGTACAAAATGCGCAAGCACCAAAATGGGAAGTAAAAAATAGAACTTATATATTAACTGGTCCTCATAGTCCGTTAACATATACTATAGCTTCAAAGCATTCAATGAGGTTTCCTTTATTATGGTTTGATGAAACAACTAAAGAACAAAAAGAATTAAGATATGCAACAAATCAAAATAGCCCACTTGTTGAAGAACAAAAAGGTGAAGTTACAATGGGACATATCGTATTTCAGAATGGATCATTAACTGTTCCAAAAGAAAAACAAAATTTACAAAAACTATTATCTATCTATCATCCTTTATTAAACAAAAAATATAAAGAATTAGATTTTGTTGCAGACGCAATAGATGAATTAGAGGATTTAGAATTAGAAATCAATGCCCTCAATATGGCCATGAATATTGAAATAGACCAAGTAGAAGCAATATTAAGAGTAGAACTAGGTTCTAAAGTATCTACGATGACTTCTAAGGAGCTAAAAAGAGATTTGCTATTATTCGCCAGAAGCAACCCTAGTTTGTTCTTAGAATTAGCTAATGACGATAACGTGCAATTAAGGAATCTAGCGATTAGAGCGGCTGAAGCTGGCGTAATTAAATTATCTCCAGATCAACGTACATTTACGTGGGGAACTAATGATAAAAAATTAATGACTGTTCCATTTGATGAAAATCCATATTCAGCAATGGCAGCATTCTTTAAGACAGATGAAGGCACTGAAGTCTTTAAGTCTATAGAGAAAAAACTTAAATAATACGTAATACTAATATATAGGCGGATATTGTATATAAAACTGCAGTATCCGCTTAAATATTATAATAAACATAACAATAATAATATAAATAAGTATATAATGGCTATAAATGTAGATAGTGTTTACAAAGCTGTTCTAGTTGTAATGGAACAAGAAAAAAGAGGTGTATTAACACCAGCGGAATTTAACAAAATTGCTACCCAGGCACAACAAGAAATATTTACTAAGTATTTTGATGACCTAAATCAATTGTTAAGAACTCCACAAACAAGTTTAGCTTACGCAGATAGAATGGCATTGCTTGACGAAAAAATAGCTATATTCAAGACTACACAATCCGTACCACTTGCATTAGGAGCATATACAATACCGTCTACTTCTTTAGTGCAAGAATTAGGTTTAGTAGTTTACAATAATAGAGAAACGCAGAGAATACAGGCTAATGAAGTTTATACAACTAACCAATCTCCATTAACTGCTCCTAGCGCTCAGTATCCAGTATATACTTATGAAAATGGTGTAATACAAATGTATCCAATAAGCCTTGCTGGCAATATAACACTTAAATATTTAAGATTTCCAGTTGATGTTAAATGGGGATTTACTATAAATGTAAATTTAGGTAACTATGTATACAACAAACTAGATTCTCAGGATTTTGAAATACATAAGTCGGATCAGCCATTGATTATAAATAAAATATTAGAATATGCTGGTGTAATGTCTAAAGATCAATTAGTTATGTCATTAGCTATGCAAAAAGAACAACAAGTAAATGTTAACTCAAAACAATAATAGCAATGGTACTATCTAACGCATTTATATCATTGAATGATATAATAAACAACTTTATAATATCTTATACTGGTCCTGGTAAATTAATACCGGATGCAAAACGAACTGAAGTAATATTCCATGCTAGACGTTGTTTGCAAGAATTTGCTTATGAAACTTTAAAAAGCCAAATGGAATATCAAGCCACTATAGACGATGAAGTTGTTATTACAACTCCTATATCTGGTACTTTTCAAAGATTTCAAGTTCCTAGCGATTCAGTTACCGCGATAAAATTAACCGCTAATGGCACAACGCTTACTCAAGTTGATGTAGCTCCTGTTGGTAATCAATATTATGTAGATTATACAAAAAGTCCTAATATCATATATTTCCCAAATAGTTTATTTGACAATGACTTAGTATACCAATACTTATCAAATGCTTTAACGGTAGATGAATTAGCTTCTATACCAAAACTAGCGGAAGAAGCATTGTATGCATGTATGATCTATGCAATTCTAGCTAATAGAGAAAATACAGATCCAAATTTATTACAAAGATTATTAATAGAAAAAATTGATAAATTAGAAAGATCTAAATCTAGATTAATATTTACA